TGCTACAGCTTTTCCAAATGATAGTGAAGATCGTTATGAAGGTATGTTAGTAGTTCGAAGTGAGCTTCGTAGTATGTGTAGTCACCATCACCAACCAGTTGCAGGAGTTGCCTATATTGGTATCATAGCCGCACAAAAACTAATTGGATTATCAAAATATACACGTATCGCTCAATGGTGTAGTCGTCGCGGTACCTTACAAGAAGAATTATGTAACGACATTGCCAGAGAAATCATGAAGGCCACAGGCAGTGAGAACGTAGCAGTCTACATCCAAGCAACACATGGATGTTGTGAGAATAGAGGCATCATGGCACATAGTTCATTGACTCAAACTACAGTACTCAAAGGAGCATTTAATACTGATCCTGGTACTAAGAAAGAGTTCATGGATAATGTGAAACTTCAACAAGAATTTGCTCCAAGATAAGGGGAAGGAAATGAAACTTAGAAAAATATTATTAGGATTAACACTAGCAGGATCGTTAATCAGTCATCAGGCAGTTGCCCTAACACCAGCAGAAGAGGTCATACAGGCTAAAGCTGCTGCAACAGCTAGGGCAGATGCAGCCAGGGCCGCAATACTAGCTGAACAGGCAAGACAAATGTTGATCGTATACGGACCAGCGCCAACAGTAACAACACCCGCGCCAGCAACTACTCCTGTAGTCACCGCACCAGCACCAACTAGTCCGGGTATCGACCTATCACCGTATGCCACAGCAGAATATACAGCAAACGGAATCAGTGCTGGTAAATCCAATGATGACTATCTACGTGTGATCAATGCTAGTGCAGCATGGAGCAGGGGTTATACAGGGCTAGGATCTAAGATTTTGATTATCGACAGTGGCATCAATGCCAATCACAGTGAGTTCTTAAACAGTATCACTGATACTAAAGACTTTGCTAGATCTAAATTTGGAATCACTGATAAAGTTGGCCACGGTACTAGCATGGCCAGTATTGCGGCGGCCAACTGGAATGGTGTTGGTGTAGCAGGAGTAGCACCAGATGCTAGTCTTGCTATTGCCAAGGTAACCGATAATACATCTTATGGATTCACCCAAGCTCGTCAAGCTATCGCTTGGGGTGCTACTATCGGTGCCGATGTCGCTAATATCAGTGCCAATACTGTATATGATAATACGTCTAGAAAAACTTTTTATCAATTAACTGATGGATCTTGGGCTAACAGCGGTGCTGCATATAAGACTAACTACTATACCGGTAGGCGTGCAACTGGATTTTACTTAAACGAAGATCCAAAAGCCTGGGCGTCAGCATTAGGCACAAGTGAAATGGTTATCGTTAACTCAGCGGGTAATAGTGGATTAAGATATCCAGAAAATCCAGCGCCAATGGCGTATGCTACTCGTCCAGATGGAACATTATACTTAAATGGACAAATGCTAGTCGTTGGAGCATATGATATCAACACTAATAGCATTGCTAGTTACAGTAATCAAGCTGGACACTTATGCCAGGGATTTAATATTTCTGCAGGTACCTGTAATGACAAATATCGTATGAGTGACTTTTATATCCTGGCACCAGGCAATGCATTCTCTGCTGGTAAAACTGGTACAGATGTATATAATATTTCAACAGGCACTAGTGAAGCGGCCGCGGTAGTTTCAGGTGCGGTAGCTATAGTACATCAACAATGGCCACAGATGACTGGTGCTAACATTGTTAAATTATTAACTGCAACTGCCAATAAAGATCTAGTTAATTATGATAAAAACGTAATGGGTGCAGGACTATTAGATTTAGAAAAAGCGACTCGCCCATATGGTGTAGTTGGTATTCCTACAGATGGACGGAATGGTGTTAAAACATCACTCAGTGGTGGTTTCTCAACTAGCACATCAGGTGGATTAGCTTCAGTTGGTGCACTGAGTTCAGTGATGGTAACCGATGAGTTTGGTCGTGATTATTATATTAACATGGCATCTACAGCTAATGCTAAACGAGCCACAGGTACTTTTAATCCTATAAGTAAAGCAAACTTCTACGAAGACTACAATCCTTATAATAAGTTAAACTACTACACCAATGGTGGTAAAGTTGCTCTAGGACAGTATGATGTTAAAATGTCAATGAATGAGTTTACCCAAACAGGACTAGTTGAGACGGGGTATACCACTAAGTTCAATGACAAGGCAAACTATCGTCTAGGTGTTGGCATGTTGAATGAACGTAATGCTTGGATGGGCAATCAAATCTCGGGTATGATGGGCGAAGTCAATGGCAGTTATACACAGTTTATGAACTTTACTGGTGCATATAACTTAAATAAAAACTTGAGCTTGTTCGGTAGTGCTTGGGTAGGGTATACACAGGCCAACTTACAAACATCAGGATTGATTACTAATGTGGGTGCTACACAGTCATATAGTTGGAACATGGGCGTAGATTATACTAAAGAAAAACATAGTTTTGGTGCTACAGTAAGCCAACCAGTTACTGTGAGTAAAGGTACTGTTGATGTTAGTATACCAATTGGGTGGACTGCCAACGGTGAAGTAGCATATGATCGTAGCCGTGTAAACATTAGTCCAACTGCAATGCAGTATGACATGGGTGTATATTACAAGTATAAAACTAAAAATCTAAACTTGATCACCTACGGTGAACATCAGACGAATTATCTTAATCAAGCAGGTGTAACTAATCAACAATTTGGCTTTGCACTAAACAAGGAATTCTAAGATGGATCTGAAATCGATTTGTTTAGAATATTTTGAAACATTCTCACGCAAGGACCTAGATAGCCTTACGTTAATGTTTACAGGTGACATTACCTTACGTGATTGGGAAATTAGTGCTACCGGTATTGATGAAGTATTAGCCGCCAATAAAAAGATATTTGACAGCGTTGAGTATATTCATGTGATGCCGTTGCACCTGTATCAAGATAATAATACTGTAGCTGCAGAACTAAGCATAGTAGTTAGTGGAGCCGTACATTTAAGCGTCGTTGATATAATCACATTTAACGACGCAGGTAAAATTGTTAGTATTAAAGCCTATAAAGGATAATAATGAAAAAGTTATATGTTAGTGAAGTACAGATTGGAGAATATGTAAACGAAATCTCATTTAAAATGTACAAGGACAATTGGCGTCCTGACTATATCGTGGGATTAACACGTGGCGGATTAATTCCTGCTGTGTATATGAGTCATACTCTAGATATTCCTATGGAAACATTAAAGGTAGCCCTGCGTGATGGTACTGGTGGTGAAAGCAACGGTTGGATGGCTGAAGATGCGTTTGGCTATATAGATGCTAGTGAGGTTCCCCGTCCTAAAGGCGAAGCAACCAGTGATCCTAGTCTACGTAAAAATATTCTCATCTTAGATGACATCAACGACACAGGTGCTACATTAGATTGGATCATTCAAGATTGGCAAGCAGGTAGTTTACCCAATGATCCAGCCTGGGCAGATGTCTGGGGAAATAATGTTCGCTTTGCCGTGCTATTTGACAATCTAAGCAGCGGGTTTAGCCGTAAGGTCAACTACAGTGCTGTAGAAATAAACAAAGCCGAAGAAGATGTTTGGATAGTTTATCCATGGGAACGTTAAAAAATTTATATCTGTGGAATAAATCAATATACAGCGGCACTGTTATTCCCATACTGTGGTTTTCAGCTAAGACTTATTTTGAAGAATATGGTAAAACTGCCAACGATTGGATTTGGCAGGATCCATTCATCCATAAAAAATCTAAAGAAGAGATATTGTCTGACTGTGAATTAAACCCACCAAGTATTTTTGGATTTAGTCTTTACATATGGAATCATCTAGAAGCGGATATACTAGCACAAGAAATTAAACAACGTTATCCCAACTGTCTGATCATTTACGGTGGCCCACAGATAGATATAAAATATTCAAACAATTTCTTTACTGCTAAACCATGGGTTGATTTAGTTGTTCCTAGTGATGTTTATGGTGAAGCTATCTTGACCATTATCTTAGATCATTACAATAATTTAGATCATTCTAAGATACCAGAAGTGTATTATCATAAACACGGTATTAAATTCAAGTCACATATTCCTTTTAATAAAAGAAGTTTTAAATGGCCCAGTAATATATTCCTTAAACAACAAGCATACTTCAATTTTGATAAAACAAATAGTTTAGCAATATATGAATCAAGTCGAGGATGTCCTTATAAATGTAGCTATTGCGACTGGGGTGGTGGCACATATACTAAAGTTGTAAAAAAACCAATGGCTACTGTATTAGATGAATTAGAATTTTTATGTCAGAATCAAATTTCAATATTCTACTTTGCAGATGCTAATTTTGGTATATTTAAAGAAGATATTAAGATCATCGAGCACGTAGCTAAACTAAAAAAGAAATATGGATATCCTCATGTCATGAGTGTAGAGAATGCCAAAAATAATCTAGATAGAGTAATAGAAATACAAAAATTATTAATTAAAAATCAATTGAGCACTTATTATAAGATATCTATACAAAATCCGCACGATGATATTAAAAAGAATATTGAAAGGATAGATATTCCATTTGAAGACCAATTGGCTGCTATTTTAAATCTTAGAAAAGAATATAATGCTCCGATTTTGATCGAAACAATCTTGGGTCTGCCGGGAGACAATTACCAACGCACATTAGAAAGTATTGATATCTTTCAGCAGAATGGAATCGAGAGCCATCGACCTGCCATATGGAACCTGTTACCAGAGGCACCTGCATATGATCCTGTGCAACGAGAGAAATTTAAAATTCAAACAAAATGGTTTGAGATATACTCGTTGGCATTTAGATTTAAAAATTCGTCAGCGGTCGACGAAGGAGTTAATACTGTAGCAAATGATAATAAGATGATAGCTGAAAATGTTATTAGCACTTACTCCTATTCTAAATACGAATGGTGTGATATGTTAGCAGTCACGATGTTATCTGGTATATCTACTACCATTGGATTAAACTATTTTACAGCCTATTTACAGTCCAATCATAATCAAAACCCTAGTGTATTTTATGATAAAATTTATAAAGAACTAATAGCTAAAAAGAAATTTACATCGCCGATATTAAATAATAAACTCGGTAGCATCGTAGATCATCTTTATCAGCTGGTAGATAATGACGATATGAAAACCATTGAATTTGATATTGGACCAAAATTTCCGTTATATTTGGCCCCGTTTACCTATGTCGGGTTTATAATAATGTTATATCCAAAAGAGTTCTTTTCGGACGTAGCAGACTATTTTAGTGAGTTATTTGATGATGATAAGATAAAAGATTTAGGAAAATATCTATCTAATATTATGATTGATATCGATTATAACCCAATTAATAAACGAAAATTCTACACAGAATATAATTGGTATAGTTATTTTAATGGCACAAAAGACTTGATTAAAAATGAATATGAATATATAATAGTAGATGACAAGTTAAAATTTGTAGGTATATCAGAATTTGAAACATCCGATTATTATGTAGAAACTGATCGAGATCAAAAGATTAAACAATTCTTTTATCACCGAGCATCAAATGGTGCAAGAAAGAAATACGCAGAGCATATAATTGAAAATGAAATTCTTTAAAAATAATAGTAAACTAATAAGTTGGCTGGCTAATATCATCACCGTTGTTGGTGTTGTATTCACTAGTCTCGATGTATATCCACTCAACATCATTATACTTACTTTGGCTGGTATATTCTGGATCATTACTGGCTTGCTATGGAAGAAACCAGAGTTATGGACATTAAACGCATTAATATGTGTGATTTATCTTTATGGATTAATTAGATGAGTAAACTTAAAGTCAGTGAAATATTCTATTCAGCACAGGGCGAAGGACGATTTATTGGTGTGCCTAGTGTGTTCTTAAGAACGTTTGGCTGTAACTTTACCTGTGGTGGATTTGGTATGAAGGATCGTACACAGATGAGTACAGAACGTGAGTTCATTGATCCTACAAAATATCGTATCTATGAAGAACTACCGTTGGTCAATACAGGCTGTGACAGTTACGCAAGCTGGGATCCAAAGTTCAAACATCTTAGTCCCTTATTAGAAATTGATGGTATAGTCAAACGTATGCTAGATCTAGTACCTAGCAACAGTTGGATCATGCCCAATGGCAATGATACGCATTTGGTTATTACAGGTGGTGAGCCTTTGCTAGGTTGGCAACGTGCTTATCCAGACTTGTTGAGTCATAAAGACATGTATAACTTAAAGAATTTAACATTTGAAACAAATGGTACCCAAGAACTACATGAGGACTTTGCCAAGTATCTAAAATTATGGAATCGTGGTAGCCGTGAGATTACATTTAGCGTAAGTGCCAAACTAAGTGCAAGCGGTGAGAAGTGGGAAGATGCCGTCAAGCCTGATATTGTGCGTAGTTATGAAAAGGTTGGTACCACATATCTTAAGTTTGTAGTTGAGAAACCTGAAGACTTTGACGAAGTTGATCGTGCAGTATCAGAATACCGTAGGGCCAAGTTCAAAGGTGTTATATACATTATGCCAGTAGGCGGTGTGGTTAAAGTCTACGATGGTAATAAATTTAACGTAGCTGATGAAGCTATGCGTCGTGGTTATTATTATAGCCCAAGGTTACATGTTGACCTTTGGGGCAACAGTTGGGGAAAATAAAAGGAAAATATGAGCTATTTGTTTACATCAGAATCAGTAAGTGAAGGACATCCAGATAAAGTAGCAGACGCTATCAGTGATGCGGTATTAGATTTAATGATGCGTGAAGGTAATACTGCTTATCGTTGTGCCTGTGAAACATTAGTAACTACTAATTGTGTAATTATCGCCGGTGAATACAAAGGTATTTACAATCATCAGGAAGTTGAAAATGCCGTGCGTCGTGTTATCCGCGATATTGGCTATGAGCAAGATGGGTTCCATTGGGAAACTGCGGAAATTACTAACTTAATGCACGGTCAATCAGCTGACATTGCCTTAGGTACTGACACGTTTGGTGCTGGTGATCAAGGCTTAATGTTTGGTTACGCTATCAATGAAACACCAGATCTGATGCCAAGTGCTATTTACTACAGTCATTTGATTGTTAAACGGTTAACTGCTGTGCGTAAGAGTGGAGCGGCATGGTTAGGTCCAGATACTAAGTCACAGGTAACTATGGAATACAATGATGATGGTAGTGTACGTCGTATCGCTAAGATAGTGTGCTCAACACAACACTCAGCCGAAATAGCTATCGAAGATATACGTGAACAAGTTAAGACTATCATCGATACAGTTCTACCAGACAATCTAATAGATACCAATACAGAATACTTGATCAACCCAACTGGACGTTTCGTTATTGGCGGACCCGATGGCGACACTGGCTTAACAGGACGCAAGATCATTGTTGATACTTATGGTGGTTATAGTCCACACGGTGGCGGTGCTTTCTCAGGCAAGGATCCTACTAAGGTAGATCGTAGTGCTGCTTATATGGCTCGTTACCTAGCTAAGAACATTGTGGCTAATCGAGGTGCACACAAAGCAACTGTTCAGATCAGTTATGCCATTGGTGTTAAAGAACCAACTAGTTTATTTGTTAAAACTGACCTAGGTATCGAGTTTGATAACAGCATTACTACTTGGATCCGTGAAAATATTGATCTAACTCCACAGGGCATCATAAATAGATTTGAGTTGTTCCGACCTATCTACAATGAAACAACCAACTATGGGCACTTTGGTAAAGCAGGTTTACCTTGGGAAGCCGTGAATTTATTCAAGGACTGATATGATAAAGAAATTAATCAATAACTTGTTTGGTGCTAAACCAGAACCCGCAGTTATTAAAGAACAAAAAATCAAAAAGACTCCCAAGGAATTAGCTACAGAACGTGATGAGCCGTGGGTAGAAGTATTAAATATGGATATCGATAAAGATAATCCAGGCAATGGTGCTTTTGAATTAGATTGGAATGACAAATTTTTGTCCAATTTAATCCGTGCTGGTTATCAAGGTAAAACAGATCAAGACATAGTAGACAATTGGTTCAAATCTGTATGTCGCAATGTTATCCAAGAAAACTTTGAGCAAGAGCAAGCCGATCCAGAAATCCGTGCTAGTAACCGCCGTGATTTAGGTGATGGTAGAACGGAAATTAGTTGACAAAAATCAAAATAGAAAGTATAATGGTTAAATGAGATATCTCCTTGTTGACACAGCAAACACATTCTTTAGAGCCCGACATTCAGCACATCGCCAAAGTGACACCTGGGACAAGCTGGGTTTTGCCATCCACGTAACCCTAGCTTCAGTAAACAAATCATGGCGTGATCAAAAGGCTGATCATGTTATATTCTGTTTAGAAGGTCGGAGTTGGCGCAAAGACTTCTATGAGCCTTATAAGAAAAACCGCAGTGTAGCACGTGCGGCACTCACTGAAAGTGAAGCTGAAGAAGATCGGTTATTCTGGGAAACTTTTGACAACTTAAAAACATTTGTCGCAGAAAAGACTAACTGTAGTGTTCTACAACACGGTGAATTAGAAGCAGATGATTTGATAGCTGGTTGGATACAAAGCCATCCAGACGATCATCATACTATCATATCCAGTGATACAGACTTCTATCAGTTACTTGCTGATAATGTAAATCAATACAATGGTATCAGCGACGAGCTCCATACCTTAAAAGGTATCTTTGACAAGAAAGGCAAACCAGTCATTGATAAGAAAACTAAAGAGCCCAAGAAGATACCTAACCCACAGTTTATACTTTTTGAAAAGTGTATGCGTGGTGACCCCACTGACAATGTATTTTCTGCATTTCCAGGCGTGCGCACCAAAGGTAGTAAAAACAAAGTAGGACTTGAAGAAGCCTACAGTGACAAAGACAAGAAAGGTTATAATTGGAACAACATGATGCTACAGCGTTGGGTTGATCACAATGGCATTGAACATCGTGTGTTAGATGACTATGAACGTAATCGTATTTTAGTTGATCTAACAGCACAACCAGATGATATAAAGATTAAGATGGCAGAAACTATAGCGGCCGCCCAGGTACCTAAGAACATGCCCATGGTTGGTGCACAGTTTCTTAAATTTTGCGGCAAATATGATCTAGTTAAATTAAGTGAGAATGCTAGCAACATGGCCGAATGGATGATGGCTAGCTATCCACAGAAAGACTATGCATGATAGCAGATGGTAAGTTCCTAGCATTAGATTTAGAACTCAACCAACCCAGTGGCAAGATCATACAGGTTGGTGTGGCTATAGGTGATAAGAACACACGCTTTGAGGACTATGTTGTCCGTAAATGGTATATAGATCCGCAAGAACCTATCAGTGAGTTTATCAATGACCTAACAGGTATAACTGACAGTGATATACGTGCTAACGCATATAGTCATGAGCATGTTGCCCGTGAACTAAGTGAGCTTATACGTGAGCATAAGGTCTTTGTCAACCCAGTGACCTGGGGCGGTGGCGATAGTGTGGAATTATTGGCAGAATTCTGCAAAAACCATGCTGATTTTCCGCATTTTGGTCGTCGGTGGATAGATGTCAAAACTTGGTATACATACTTGATGCTTACACGTGGTAAAGCGCCTAGTGGTGGATTAAGTTCAGCCATGGGCTATTTTAAGCTACAGTTCAAAGGTAAGGCGCACCGTGCGGATGTGGATGCGGCCAATACCCTGGCATTGTTTTTCAAACTGTTAGATCGTCAAGCTCGTTTAGAAAGTATATTAGATTCAGCTAAAAATATCTAATTTTTGGTGAAATTCCAGATTGCTCTTACGACAGTTAGATCATATACTAAATACTATTGTTAAGACTGTTTAGTTTTGACATTCAGATTGTTTAATCTGAGTATTATATTTTAAATTAATTTTTATTAATTTAGATAATTTTGTTAAATTATTAATGGAGAAACAAATGAACAAATTATTTTTTGAAGTAGAGTCATCATCTGAAACAAGTATTGTTGAAGAATTAAAACCCGTTACAGCCGTAACACTCCCACCCAGATTAAATCATTGCTATGGCAAAATCAGAGGAACACCAGCTGAAGGTGATAAGGTCAGCGTAGATACCCCAATGGCGTATGCTCAACGTCCATACAACGAAGCTGATGTTATTCGATACATTGACAAAAGCCAAGGCCTAGATTGGAATTTGTTTGGACATGTTACTGTTATCGAACGGTTCAGCGACGGTAAAAGATTTATGATTAACGGACAACATCGAACTGGTCTCGCTATAACCATTGATCCTAGTATTAAAGAAGTTCCAGCTCATATTATTAAAACAGATGATGAAGAATATGCCGCGAGATTATTTGGTCTGATGAACGGAGTAGCTAGCCGTAATGTTAGCGCAGAACAATTACTATGGGCTGAAGTGTTATCTAAAGATCCTGATGCGTTAAATATCAAGCGAATTCTCGAACTATGTGATGTTGCCTGTGGTAAAGTCAACGAAGCTCCAGGAAGAAAACAAGTTAAAAGAGCTGGCTTCGTTAAATGTATAGCATTTGGGGAAAAAGAAACAATCTTAGCAGTGAATTTAATTAAGAAAGCATATCCCAAAACTGATAATTTTGACAATCTACTTAGTGGTCTAGTTCGTTTACTAACACTAGCAGATTACAAAGATTTATCAAATTCTAAATATAAGATTGGGGAACGTTTTCAAGATTGGTTTACTAATATCATGCCGTTGGTTCTGTCATATAAAGAAGCTACTTTTCCTAAATATCGGCAAGGTCCATGGTATAATGGTATTGCTTATGGTATTATGAAAACTTTTAAAATATATCTAAACCGTGAGGAATGGGCGGGGCCAGCGGTCGACCCAATTAAGAAAATCTACGAAAAAAGCTTCAAAGACGCTGAAGACTTAGACGAGTAATACCAAGATAGGCCCTTAACTGGGCCTATTATTTTTTCAAGGATAAAACAACAATGTTAAAAATATCATTAAATCCCAGGCTCGAAAACACAAAAGGTACACTATCGTCATTTGATTCGGACCGTATCGTAGTCAAAAATTCTGAGGGTGGAGAAGTCGTTGAATGGTCGATGGCTCATAAGATACCAAACCATAATCAGTATACAACAGACCAGAGAGATCAGATTTATCGTGTTAATGCGATATTAGAAGAAAATCTTCTACGCTCAATGACCGAAGAAGAGATCGAATATCTACTATATCCTTTTGGCAAGCCGGAAAAAGTCGAGCCCTGCGAGTATCAAATCCTAGCAGGGTTTGAAGTTAAAAAGGAAATCAAATATAAATGAAAAAAAAATATTTTAGCTACGGAGGAAGCTGGTGGACCATTTGGGAAACCATTGACCCGTGGGGGAAGCCGCTAACTTATGCTATAGAATGTGATAACAATGATTGCGATCACGTGGACAGTGCGTGGGAATATGTACAGGCTACTGACGTTTTCATCGATGAATGGTTCTTGAGGTCGGACCCAGAGGAATTGTTTGAAGCAGCAGAAGATGATGATAACTTTTTAGAAGATCAACAACGTTACGTTGACATGATGACTAAAGTTCAATCGATGTCCAATCAACGTAGCAGAGACGAGTATGGCCTAACTCCAGAAGACTACCAATCAATGGCTGAGGAAGAATCTAGGCCAAGTGGACAAACACTTAAACAGATGTTAGAAGGACTGAGGTCAAAACCAGACTGGGATGACATGAATCGCCATGAACGCCTAAAAGCCAGTCTTGACCAATCGGGTAAAAATTTAAACAAGGCTGAAGATATTTTAGGAATGATCCGAGCACGTCAAGCAAACGAAATGCCCCCAACCGTGATATTGAATCAAAGTAAATACACAGATTCTAAGACCTTAGAGTCAGCATTAGAGACTATTCGTAAAAAAGATGCAGAAGCTGATATATGGGTAGGTAACACCCGTGCAGATGATTTCTTAGCAACGTTAAAGAATCAGGAAACCATTGGTCTGAGTAGTGTCCCAGATGACTCTAAACCATTGGGATTAATGTTGGACCAAGAAACACTTGAGCTGATTAAAAAGTTAGGCCCAAAAAAGGGATGAAACATTATACTATAGATAACTGTCCAGCACATATAAGAAATTATGTGTTTCAATCCGAAGAATATAAAAAATTGCAGGATGAACTAACTCGATTGGATATGTTTAAGAAATTTTTTGATGTGCGTCTTTATAATATTATTTTGTCCAAATATATTTGGCAGGGCCGAGTTCCAAATTCCTATTATAACACGTCACACGGACCAAGGACCTGGAAGCCTCCACGACCATGGTACGATACCGACAAAAAATTACCATGGGGAGTTAGATACGGTAAACCAAAAAATCCGTTTATAGGTCTAAAGGAATATCAGGGAGAAGGCTCAGTTCACACAGAAGGTAGCAACAGGAAAAACAAGAAATGTCATGAATTAAATCGTGAGTTTAGACGTATAGCTAAGTCTATTGGATTAGATTATAGATTTAAAATGAAAGGTTCAGATATAGAAATTATCTTAGAAGATTGGGAAGAAGTTTGGGCAGCAATAAATATGACAACTACAAATTAATCCACTATAATAGTTGACTTCTATCAAAAATCTAAATATAATATAGTATGACTAAAGAATTAGATCGATTAGCAAAACAAGCAGGATTACCCGTAACAGATAATCTTGAACATTTCTATCGCCTGGTTGGTGAACGCTGTGCTGACATCTGTGGTAGCCAAGGTGATCAAAAGAACATACGCAGACATTTTGGTCTAGACTACTATGATGGACCTAGTCATTATCAAAATAAAACATATCAGGAAACACAGTATGATTGGAACAAACATTACGTTGAAGAAAAGAAATAAATGGTATTTGAAGCGATCACAGCACTGTTGCTAGCCTATCAAACCACAGCACCAGAGTTTCGCCATAATAGCCTATACACTTTTAATGTTGATCCCAAGTCTAGTGAAATTGTCATCATGAATACCCAAACTGGACACATATATCGATGTAGTACCGAAGAAGAATGCAACGAACGACTAAAGAACGAAAAATAGTTGGCATTTACCAAAAATCTAAATATAATAGTAGTTAAGGATAGGAAACTTATGGCACATATAATTGATAAAACATTTGAATTCTGTTATGGACACAGAGTTTGGACACAGAAACTAAATGGTGAATATGCGGCAGACTTGAAGTGTGCTTGTCGTCACTTACATGGACATGAAGGCAAACTACAGGTTTATCTACGTAGCCCAACAGGTGAATTGGATCCAACTGGTATGGTAACTGACTTCCGTCATCTTGAGTGGTTGAAGAAATGGATTAATGAATATATCGATCATCAGTTTATCTTAGATCGCAATGATCCATTATATAATCAGCTCATTGGTGATCGTGGGTTGGTTCCAGTATTGATTCCAAACACAGACCATGTAGCAGGTTGGCAGTTAGACTTAACAGGCCTAGATCCTAACACACCAGAGTATGAATACTATGAAGGATTTATGATCGTAGACTTTGTTCCTACAAGTGAAAATCTAAGTAGTTGGATGGCAGAACTAGTTGATGTTAAGATGAAACCATTAAACGTAATCGTTGACCACATTGATTGGTGGGAAACTCCTAAGTCAAGATCAGTATTTTACAAATGACCGCAACAGTTTTTATCCTACTAGCCTTATTTGGTATCAAGCATTTCATCGCTGACTTCTTGATGCAGTATGATTACATGCTCAGAGAAAAAGGTATCTATGGTGCCAATGGTGGTGTTCATCATGCTCTAGTCCATGCTAGTTTTACTTTTTTAATTCTAGTGTTCTTTTGCTCTAACGTAAATACAATTATCGCACTTTCGTTTGCGGACTTTGTCTTACATTATCATATAGATTATTTTAAACAGCGATTGAATAAGGGACTTACGCCAGCAGATCGTCAGTTCTGGGTTTGGCTTGGCGCTGATCAAGCTCTGCACTATTTAACTTACGTAGGAATTATCAGTTATGTCACTATTAGCTAAAGCAATCGTTAAAAATAAATGTTGGGTCGTTGAAGATGATAACAACAATAAAGTTGGTACTATCATGACAAACCCACAAGGTGTAGTTTATCAACATGATCAAACTCGTGAACAATTCCCTAGTCTAAAAATGCTCAGTGACAAGTACAATATCGTTGTAGATAAAGCGGCGCCACGTAAAATCATCACGGAAAGCAATGACGTTTATGGTTTCCCCTGCGAATATAAAGCTAATAATATCCTATGGGATGTCAAGCACAAATTACCTATCTTTACCAAAGGCACTAAAAGCAAGAGTTTCTTCTGTGCTGGTTATTATATCGTTAAATTTAATAACGGTTGGGTTAAATCATACTGTCCTAAACTAATCACACTTAATCGCTATGCTTATGCTGGACCATATGAGTCGGCAGAAGAAATGCAAGAACATTTACGTATCGCTAATGGAGCTCTACATGGAACATCAATTAAGCCTGCATCTGAAGAAATTTAACGATCGTGTTAAAGTAATGAATCAAACCAATGCCAAAGAACTAAATCTTTCAGCATTAGAAGCACGTAATATACACAGTGAGATTTTTGAATTACTAACAAAGATCAATGATCTGACAGAAATTAAACGAGCCGCAGAAACAGAAGCAGTGGTATCAGTTGAATTTGATGGTGGTAATTTCTAATTATATATGTAGTTAATGGCATAAATAATACGTAAGGAGGATCGTCTAGTGAGTCGACCAAAACCCAATGTATTATTAGAACATGTAAATAAGACAACATATAAGAGTGATCAGATATTAAGCAGTGAAGGTATCTGGGCAGTGTTCTATGATAACCAACCTATCAATCTAAAAACACAGAATATCCTAGTAGCCTATCCTGGTCCTAAGTATAAAAAAGTGTCATTTAGTAATCCAGGTCATGCACATAATCTGGCTAAAAAGCTAAACATTTTGTTTAAATCAGATAAATTCACAGTAGTATTACTAAGTGCTGGAACTCCAGTATTTGCTTAATATATGGCACGCACTGCTGAATCATTGCAAAATGTATGGCAGGCTCGGTTCCAAGAACACGCATTAAATCCATTTACTTCAGATCCCAAACTAGGCTTACGTTATCAACGCTACGACAACCCAGCAAGTTGGTGGCATAATCCAGTTAATCCAGATAGTCTAAGGTTAACCCGTCCAGCGTTTAATATGCTGAATAAAAACAAAGAAATCAAAAACTGGCATTTTAAACTGCCTACGGAATTAGTTAACCGCAGTTATATCCAGTTGGAAAAACATTTTACTAGCCCATACTACATATCTGGTCCAAAATCCATTTATGTATTCAGCGAACAGGATTCAATCATGCTGGCTCTACATGGTAGTAACCTACAACAATATCTTGACAATCTAGCTAGTTGATGCTATACTAGTTTTATGTTTGAATATCTAGGCGCACTGTTGGGCATGCATCAAGTTGATGGAATCATATCGTCTGCCCAAGCAGAAGACTCCTCACAAAAACCTCAAGTAGTGCAAATGGGACAACCTAGGCCTGCGTATCGTGTTCCACGTGATCAACGTTTTGAAGCGATCCGCAAGCGTTTTGAACAGCAACGAGAAACGGATAAAAACACTCCCGATCCCTATGCAGACATGTGGGATAAAGACTGGATTAATAAGCCCTAAAATGCACTGAAAAAGTGCATTTTTTTGGCTATTTTCTGCTGATTTTGGTTGACTTTTTGGTAAATTGGCTGTATAATGTTTACATACAATAAGAAAACGGAGCAATAAATGACAACAAAAACAACAGATTTACAGTGGGAAATACAAGCCTACGGTATGACAAAAGCAGAGTTAAACCGTATGGTAAAAACGCAGGCTTTTCCAGGTCAGGAACTTATGTTTGCCGCAGGTATGTTAAGTGATGCGCAACAGGTGTTAGATCCAGAGTTTAATGCTGATGGTTGGGTAAGCCCAGACGTTGCTAACCAAGCACGTCAATATATCAACTGTGCCAAGGCCATAATGTTTGATGTCATGGACCCATCACGTCGTGGTGCGATGAAGGAGACTGCATAATGTTAACTCAATTAGATCAACTGTTAGACGCTATCAAAGCCGACTATGGTCGTTGGAGCAAGAACTTAACATCACCTCGCCAAGAGATGATTGACGAGTTCAATGCTCGCATCCGTGTTACAGAAGGCAAGAAGTATATCAAGGTCATCCAAGGTACCAGCGTATGGGGGTTCATCGTTAAAGAAGATGGTGGTAAGTTCCGTAAAGGTGATATCTTAAAGGCCGCAGGTTGGAATGCACCAGCAACTAATTCTGCACGTGGTAACATCATTGATGGTGGTTATACTGTTCAATGGACAGGTCCACTTTACTTAAGATAATGGATAAATTTATCTACTTCGCAACCGTACCCAAAGAAACTCAAGAGCTCTTAGCACGATATGAGAGTCCTGAATCTGAAACCAGTATTTGGAAATGGATTCCAATGGAATATCTGGACCGTGTAGGCGAGGCTCTCAGATCAGCTGGCCAATTCCGTGTGGTATATCGTGGCCCACGGTTCCATCGTTGGCGTGCTTCAACTAACAAAAAGGACGCCGTGGCTTTCACGGTGTATGAACTATGACACCACAAGAACAAGAAATTATTGACGCTATCTGGGGTGAGGATGCTTCAGAGGTAGACAAGGCAGAAGCCACCCAAGTAGTAGAAGGTATCTTTGCCATGGCTGATCTTATGAAGGCCCGTATGGAGGCTGGCAAGATTGCTTATATTCCATTGTCAGATTATCTACATTAAAATCAACTTGACAAATGGTCATTTTGGTGCTATAATAGTTCTACACAGTTAATTAATAGAGAGGGTTAAAATGGCAGTTACAGAAAATCGCACCGTAACATCAGAAGAGGCTCGCGTAGCACTCGTTCAATGTTTCAACAAAAAACGCCCAGTATTTTTATGGGGTCCTCCAGGCATCGGTAAGTCAGAACTTGTAGAAAGTATCACCAACGAAATGGGTGGCTACATGATCGACCTACGCCTAGGACAAATGGACCCAACAGATATCCGTGGTATTCCTTTTTACAATAAAGATTTAGGCCTAATGGATTGGGCACCTCCAATTGACTTACCCAGTGAAGAGCTAGCCAGCAAGTATCCTGTTATTGTTTTATTCTTTGATGAAATGAATTCGGCGGCACCTAGTGTACAAGCCGCGGCTTATCAACTTATCCTTAATCGTCGTGTAGGTAAGTATAAACTTCCAGATAATGTTGTTATGGTAGCCGCAGGTAACCGTGAAGGTGACAAGGGGGTTACCTTTAAGATGCCTAGCCCACTGAGTAATCGTTTCGTCCATTTAGAAATGCGTCCAGACTTTGATGCTTGGCAAAAATGGGCTGTCCAAAACAACATTCATAAAGACGTTGTGGGTTACGTGTCTTTCGCTAAACAGGACCTGTTTGACTTTGATCCTAAGACAGCATCACGTGCTTTCGCAACACCTCGTTCGTGGACTTTCGTAAGTCAACTGTTAGAAGATAACTTGTCTACTAGTGCCGAAACAGACTTGGTGGCAGGTACAGTTGGCGAAGGTACCGCAGTAAAATTCATGGCGCATAGAAAAATAGCTGGCCAAATGCCTGACCCTAGAGACATCTTAGATGGCAAGGTCAAAGACCTTAAAGTCAAAGAAATCTCAGCTATGTATTCTTTAACTGTGTCTATGTGCTATGAACTTAAAGATATTAACACTAACAAGAAAGACAGTGTTAATCAAGACCAA